TCAAATTATGATAAGTTTACTATTACCAATCAATGGCAGCGTTTTACTTTAACCAAAGCATTAACTGGAACAAGTAACGGGTTTGAGATGGCAATCCGTAGAGGATTAAACGAGCCGATGAACGCAAGTGCTACAATCCAACTATGGGGAGTTCAAGTTGAACTTGGAGCCTACGCCACCTCGTACATCCCCACATTGGGAACGAGCGTTACAAGGGTTGCGGATGCGTGCAGCAAAACGGGTATCAGCTCTTTGATTGGGCAGACGGAGGGGACTGGGTACGTTGAGTTTGATTTTAACGGCAAATATTCAGCTTCGGGTGTTATTGCATTGCACTTGGCTGGAAATGCGGGTAAAAACATTTATTTCGGTGTTGGTACCAATAATGAGTTTTTTTACGAAGTGCAAGACACGTCCTACGTTGTTTCAATTACTGGATTTTTTACAACGCAAGGAACTAAAAAGGTAGCTTTTGCATATAAGGAAAACGATTTTGTTCTTTACATTAATGGAGTACAAATAGGAACCGACACAAGCGGAACAGTTCCAGCATTGAGCGAAGTTTATTTGGGAGCTTTAAAAGCAAATTCAAACTACAATTTGTCAAGTACTATATCACAAGCCCTTGTATTCAAGACCCGCCTAACTAACGCCCAACTGGCAGAATTGACCACGCTATGAAATTCCTAAAATACGAGTTCACGCCAACCCAATGGGCTACGGCTAAAGCCAAGATTGAAACAACGGGTACCGACCCTGAAGGCGAAACCTACACCACTTGGAACTCCGAGCTGGTTACGGCAGTAGTTGAGTTGGGCTACCTCTGCACCGAAACGGATGAAGAAGGCAAGTGCTTGAAGACCTCACCCAAGTACGCAGTAGACATCCTGTGGACAGGTGAGCCTCTTGCTACGTCTTTTGCCTCTTACGTTGTATGGCCTGCTCCGTGTGGGGTTCACATCATCGCAGGATGGGAGCAAGCATACGCAGAGGAATACTGCAAGGCCAACCCCGAAGCAGCATACTGCCAACCTCCTGTACCTCCTGTTGAGCAATGACAAAGGAATCTGCTGATTCAGTTATCACGTCTTGGTCGCTAACAGGCGCAGGACTACTCGTGGGCTACGTGCATCAGATTATGGGCTTGGCGGTGCTTATGGCATCGCTTGCCTACACCTTATGGAAGTGGCGCAGAGATTGGCTAAAGGAGAAGAATCGTGCTAATTGAGCGACTCTTTAAGAATCCCAAGACCACCATCTTGGGACTTCTTATTATTGGGCTATGCTTTGTGCTTGTGTTCTACGAGAAGGCAACGCTCACGGAGGTATCGGCTTTCTTGATGGGAGCCTTTGCATTAATGTTTCTAAAAGACCCTAACGATGGCAAAGCAACAAGCGACAAGTAGTCACGTATCCAAGAGCAAGAAGCGAGGCAAGCATTCAAAGAGTGCAAGCAGCAACAAGGCGAGCAAGAACTACAAGAAGGGCTACGTTGGTCAAGGTCGTTGAACTCGGAAAACAACCGAACTGCATAGCATTTTATGACAAGCATTGAATGGTTAGAGCTTCAGCTCGTAGGTCTTGAGAAGGACTACGGCATACCCTGCAAGGTGTATGACCTGACTGAAGCAGCAAAGGAGATACACAGGCGTGAGATTGAGAACGCCCACATCGAAGGTCAACGGGTGTTTGATGACTACCCGCACACCCAATGGACTAACGACCAAGCAGAACTGTACTACGAAAAAACATACAATGACAAAAAACTTTAGCCTTGCTGAACTGACCAAAACGTCTACGGGCCTTCCTAACGCACTTCCCAAGCATTTGGAGGGAAACCTTCGTGCTCTTGCAGAAAACGTCTTACAACCTGCGAGAGACGCATTAGGGCCGTTGCAGGTGACAAGTGCGTACCGCAGCCCTGAAGTCAACAAGAAAGTAGGAGGCGCAAAGACCTCGCAGCACGTCCAAGCGCAAGCAGCCGACCTAAAGTTTCACGGAGGCAATGATGTCCTGTTCAAGTGGATTAGCCGCAACGTGGAGTACGACCAGCTCATCTGGGAGTTTGGTACTGATGTAGAACCTGCGTGGGTTCACGTGAGTTATGCAGAGGGCAAGAACCGAAAACAAAAACTAAAAGCAGTAAAGCTAAATGGCAAAACCAAATACCTCCCTCTTTGATGAATGGCTTAACCAACTTGAGGAAGCTCCTCAGCCGACCTGTAACATTGACAATCCTGACGGCTGCGATTCTTGCGGGAGTTAGTGGATGCCGTACTGCTCAACCCATCCTCGAATCTGTGATTGTTCGGGACACGGTAATTGTAACGGAGCCAAAGTACCTCATCGACACATTGGAGGTGATGAAGGACACCGTAATCTACCAAGACAAGGTACGCCTTCAGCTTCAGTACATCGACCGAAAGGTAGTCGTTGAGGCTACGTGCTTGCCCGACACCATCCGAGTCACCCAAACGAAGGTCATCACCAAGCAAGAGCCAAAGCGCAGAGGTTGGAACTTCGACCAGATGGTCTTTGGTGCGTTGGTTGTTCTGTTGATTCTCTACTTCTTCAAGCGTTGGGTAGATAAACTCACGGAGTAATTATACCCCTTTAAGGCACTTTTAAGCCCTTTAGGGAGGTTTTATACCTCAAAAGGTACACTTGCCTACCTTGAGGTATTTGGATGCGTTAGAACGCAACTTATCATTTTGGTGACGTCAACGAAATGGTATACCTATAAGTTTATAATCAAGATAAGTTAGTAAACTTATAAGTTGATAATATAAGTTAGGTAACTTAATTAAGTTAATAATAACTATAATAACTTAACTAACTAACTTAACTTGTATAAAAAACTAAAAAAACTTTACATACACAAGTCCTTATGTATAATTTATACTGATTCTAAATAATGAATGACCACATTTACATTTATTGGGATGACTTACCTTTGAGCAAACCAGCAGGAAATGAGCAAGACACCAAGCTACTACATCGGCAAGACTCTTGGCATAGAGGCGAAGGATGTGGTGATGGACTTCCAACCTGACAACTACAACTTAGGTACGGCACTCACCTACCTGATGCGAGCAGGAAAGAAGCCCAACAACCCAATCACCCAAGACATTCGCAAGGCTATCGCACACCTTGAGTTTGAATTAGAACGCCAAGTACACAACCAAGCAGATGAGCAATCAGGAGAAAGCACAACAACTCAAGGAATCAATGTCAAGTATGCAGTACTATACTAACCCTGCCAAACGCAGGAAGATTGACTTTATCCTTGCGGAGTGCGCTTCCCTATTCGCAAACTGCGATAGCACGTATGCTGCTCGCCAACAGGCGAAATACAAAGAGCAAGAGCTGCTCGGCCAGATAGCCAAGCTCGATTACCACTTCGCCATTCAATGCGGGTACCAACAGGCGGACTAAAGGCCTACAAGGTCACAGTTGGCAAGGTGCCAAGCCTAAATGCATTTTATGCATCTAAGCATTGGACAGTCCGAGCCAAAGCCAAAGAGAAGCATTGCGGTGAGGTGTTGCAACAACTGCAACAACTGGACAAGTACGAGCTTCACCACGTCAGCATCAAGTGCCGAGTCAACTACCGCTACGACTTAGACAATAGCGTGATGGCAATCAAGTTCGCTCTTGATGCTTTTAAGCAATGGGGAGGGGTAAAGGATGACTCACCCAAATACGTAGACCGCATCAAGATGACCTACGACCCATCCCTACCAAAGGACACTGCTGAAATTATTTTTGAAGGGTATGTGGTAGATTCCGAATCTTGATTATATTTGTAGAGTCAAACTCAAATACCAATCAGATGACACTATCACTTTCTCAAGAGGTTTACTCTCAAACCATCGTGGCGCAGCAAGCGTCTATCCAAGCACTCCAAAACAAAGTACAAGAGCTTCAAGCAAGAATCGAAGTACTGGAGCAGCAAGCAATTCTATTTATTTAAAACCAATCAACAATGGCTAAAATCGTTTCAATCACCCCCACAGGTATGTGGCAGGATTTACACAAACTCGAAATTCGCTTCGACAACGGTGACTACGGAACTGCGTTTGCAAAATCACAAACCCCCTCGTATGCCGTAGGCGATGAGGTAGAGTACACCAAGAACGAAAAGGGTACTATCAAAATCCAACGCCCGAACAATTTTGGCGGTGGTGGAAGTTTCGGAGGCAGCTTTTCCAACGCTTCGAAATCGTCAGGAGATGACCGTTCCGCTTCCATCATCCGCCAAGTTGCACTGAAGGCAGCAGTTGAGTACGCCTGTGCAGCAGCTCACGATGTGAACACCATCTTGGCTAACGCAGAGACCTTCAACAAGTGGATGACTGGCCAATCAGCAGCACCCGCTTCGCATACTGAACACTTCGCTACACGCAACGAATCGCCTTTCTGATTGGTTTCTCTGGCATCGTTGTGATAAGGCCTCCTTCGGGAGGCTTTTTTATTTCAAATACTTTTCTATATTTGTTCCAACCAATCAGAATATGAAACATCCAGACTTACTACCAAACGAAGACTCACTGCCGTACTTGCAGCGGGCAATGAAGGGCAAGTATTACGACACGGGCAAGCTCGGTGTCTTTGAACTAGACCAGTACCTACGCTTTAAAGATGGCGAGTTCATAGTTGTAACGGGCCACGCCAACGTGGGCAAGACTCATACGCTGATTTATTTGATGCTTCTACAAGCATACAATCACGGTAAGAAGTGGCTCATCTATTCCAGCGAGAATGATGTGCATAGCCTCAAGCGCAAGCTCATTGAGTTCCTTGCGTGCAAACCCATACAAGGAATCGATGAACTAACGATGTACCGAAAGCTGGACTTCATCAACGAGCATTTTCAGTTCATTGACGGCAACAGGCTATTCAACGCATTCGAATTGCTTGAGGTGATGGAATCCATCAAGAACGAATGGGACTACACTGGAGCCTTGATAGACCCCTACAACTCGCTATCAACAGACCAAAAGAAACTTGGCAAGACAGGGAT